AATATGCTTAAAATCGCTTAAACAATGTTGTAAATACTCTGAAAGTCATATGGAGTAAGGATAACAGACTGATAACAAACAGATAACATTTTTGTTATCGATAAAATCGCTTTGAAACGCTTAGACGACTTTTCTGGTATTGGAATTATTTTTAAAATTACTATTGACAGTTAGTAGTCTTTTGTATTACTATAAAAGAGTAAGAGAAGTGAAGACCACCAAGAAAGATTGGTAGATGTGAAGACAGTCGGGAAAGTCCGATTACCACTTAAAAAGTCGCTTTAGGAATAACTATCATGTCAACGCGCATAAACGGTATTGAGATTGCAGACTGTCTCGAATACTTGCACAGGAATTACCCTAACTTCATGCAGAATCCATTTATCGATCGCTTAGACTTCTCAGACTTTACTCGTTGGGTCAATGTCGATGAACTCCCCGACTTTATAGATAACCCTGGTGTAAAAGATTTGGCTTGTCTGTTACTCGAAACTATCGAGCAAGTAGTTGACTTAATGGAGGAACGATCCTATAAGGCTTTTATCAATAGCTCAGTTTACAGAGAATTATCCAATCACTAGTAGTCATGGCTAAACAACAATCCTCCCCATTCTCCCTGCGTATTCCACCCCGGTTAAAGGAGTATTTCGAGGAATACGCCGTAGCTAAAGAAATAAGCCTCTCACAAGCCATCCTGGATTGTATGAGGCGTGAAATGGAATCTAACCAAAAATATCCCGGCGATCGCTAACCTCATCTATTCCCCCGGAGTCATCAAAGGATCATTCTACGGTGATTTTGAGATGACTCCGGGGATACCAGGAAGTTACTTTTACCGCTACTCAAAAGTTGTGTGTAAATAACTGAAGAGTCTTACTAGGAAAGGTTTTCCAATTCGACATTTTTTTTTACTATTAATTATGTACCATTGTTAGAAATGTGTGTTACAATAGAATAGTAAACAAAAAAGGAGACAAATGCAAAAAGCCAAAGTCGAGAAAATCAGATTAGCCAGTGACGTGGAAATCGACGGTTTATATTTACCTGATGGTAGTTATGGCGTAGCGGTTAGTCAAGTTGCCAGTCTATTTTTCATTACTCCAAATAACGCGACAAAAACGGTGAAATCCTTACTGGGTATAGATAGTTCATTACTCCAGATTAGGAGTGAGTTGTATTCAGGTAATGTAAACTATATTACACTGCCTCAATTTGAAAAAGTGCTTTTCAAGTTAGCGGTCAAGGGTAATGAGAGGGCGATCGCACTCGGTGAGATACTAGTGGGTTTGTCACTGGAGCAACTATTCTCAGATACTTTTGGGGTGCGGTTTGATAAAGAAGAAAGGAAAGCCAGAATCAATAATAGGAGGGTAGGCAAGTCAACTAGAAAAACGCTGACTGATGTCATTAAAGATTGGTGTGACAGTAACAATTGCACTGAAAAAGTGCAACCATATTGCATATATTGTTCTGATCAAATCAATTTACTTTTATTCCAGATGAAAGCATCTGAAATGAAGGAAGCGAAAAATTTGGGTAAAGCCGATTTACTCAGGGATAACTTTAACTCTGAAGAATTGAGACGCGTTGAAGCTATAGAGCAACGGATGATAGAAAGAATCATCCTTGACAATATGAAACCAACTGACGCGATCAAAATCGTTATCAGCGATCAAAATAAACTACCAGTAAAAAACAGGATCTAACATCATGGCGGATAAACATCTAACCCCTAAAATCACATTCCACTTACCGAAAGAATTAGACGCGCTTGTACGTGAAAAAGCTGAGAAGGAATGCGTCAAACTTACAGAGTTAGTTATTGATGCTCTATGGTTCTATTTGGCTAATACGCCGGACGAATAATTCTCCCCCGGAGTCATCTCGGAATGATCCTTAAGTGATCCTCCGATGACTCCTGTGTTACTCCAATATCTCTGCAAATATACTATAATTATTGCAGAGATCAGAAACGTGCAACCGTTTCTATTATCGATCTCTGGTTACTAACTCAACATCACTGAGGTTTCACAATGAACATTTTAACAGCGACAGTAACAAAAGTCAATATTGCTGGTATTGAGTTTGAAGGGCTGTTATTAGAAAATGGTGAATATGCGATCGCTTTGCAACAAGTTGCCCACATATTCCAGCTTCTCCCAAAATCTATTCAAAAATATGTCAATGATAGATTAGGTAATGATTCCAGCTTCTACCAGAAAGTTAAAACTAACAGGGAAGAGGTAGAAGGTGTTAGATCCAGAAGTGCTGAAAATGCTTTATCTCTTTTACAGCTTGAAAAGCTTATCAGAAAACTTGACAGAGAAGGAAACAAGACTGCACAAGCGTTGAGCCGGATAGACATCATTCAGAAGTTAGCTAAAGTGATGATAAGGAATGGTGTGAAACCAACAGAAGCGGTTAAGAGTGCGATAAATACGTTTGGGTATCAACCGATATCGTACAAAGAGTAAGAGATCGCGGGGCAAAAATAAAATCCCCCGGAGTCACAAGGATAAACCTTTTCATGACATCGGGGGGAGGGGAATTTTGGTGTTGTTACAAACTAGTAGATACGTAGCGAGTGGGTACTGCTAAGAATATTATAGCATCATTTTGGGAGAATTTCTTTCCATTGCTGACAGTATAAAAATTTTGCAGCAGGATTTTTGATAATGGGTTTGATAACGGAGTGACTCAGGAATATTCCTAGGATAACTCCTAAAACAATTCTTGTCATACTTTGGGGCATCCTGCAAGATTGTAAGCGATCGCCTCGAATAAACCTTGTAGAGTGTCTGTGTGATAAACTACGAAACCGTTTGGTGCTAGGACATCGTAGGAAGTTTTTGAGTTCATTCTGAGAGTGTACTGAAAGTTATCCCAGAGTGACTGACGAAGTGATTTAAGAGTTGGTTTATACATTTGTTTTTTTCTTTTGTTTGTCTATATTTATATAGTACAGTAACAATTCATAGTTTGTCAAGAAAAAGTATGTCTACATTGATAAATCTTTTATCGTAATGCAGAAATACTTTATAAGTTGTTCTTATTGTATATGGTGATATTTTTGGGGGTTTAGTAACCCCCGGAGTCATTAACGATAGTAGTGGTTCAAGGTGATGTTGATGTGCTTTTGGAAACTTACTGGGCAGGTGAAATCTTTTGCAAACTCTAGTCTTTCTTCGTCGGTGTATTTCTGTGTCAAGGTTTCATTAAATTCTTGTTTGAGTGCGTTGTTGCGGTTGACTAGTAGTTGAGAAGCTTTGAGTTCGTTTAAGTTGTTCGCTTGTCTTTGGGTGTAGAGTGGTAATCTTCTATTTTTTCCTGCGATATTTTCGATTTTTGTTTTAGCGATTTGAAGTTGTTCTGTGGTGACTTTCATTTGTTTTTGTTCCTTTTGTTTGTCTATATTTATATAATACAGTAACAATTCATAGTTTGTCAAGAGGGTAAAGTCACTTTATTGTAAATTCAGTATTCCCCGGAATCATGCTAGAATAGATACGGATCATTTCTATGTGACCACAAAAATATTCATAGATGACTCCGGGGGGTATGGGACAATCTTTTGATCAGTTAGACGAGTATGGGAGTTTTGCCGATGTGATGTTGTTCATATCGAAATACATCAAGCGCGCCGAACAAACCACAGATAAGAGATTGTTTCCGATCCTGGGCATTGTCACGGCTAATAATGACCCCGAAAACCGTAGGCGAGTGAAGATAGTTGATCCTCTGTTCGGTGGAATCATTGATAGTGCCTGGATAAATCCGATTAGAGTCACCCAGAATTATGATCCTCCGTTACCTCAAATTAACCAGATGGTAATCGTTTGGTTCGTCAATGGTGATAACGAGAACGGTTGGTATTTACCCGTAATGAGTGATACTAACCCATCCCGTAATAAAGTTGATGCGATCGCAGATGAATCTTATCGTGTCGAAGGTAATCGGATTACAACTATAGATAAAGATGAGACATCTGATATTGGTGGTGATTTAACAACCAATGTCGGGGGTGATGCTGATATTAATTTGACTGGTAAAGTTGATGCTGATATTCAAAATAATATCGATGTGAGAGGGGAAGGGACACTTCTAATTGATATGGCGGGACAGGTGGTGATTCGGAATGACTCCGGGGCATTTATACAGCTTGGGGGTAATGGTATTGTCACCATACAAGATGCGTTCGGTAGGAGGATCACTCTTGGTGGTGTGGGAACAGGTGGAGAGTGGAATCTGAATAACTTGCCGCTATCTATAATTAACGCGACATCTATCACAATCAACAGTAAACAAATAGCGACTGTCGGGGCTGTCGATAACGACGGGGACACCATTGTTAACAAAGGATGGTAGCTCCGGAGTCATGCCGAAAAGATCCTGAATGACTCCGTGGGATTTATGCTATAATCCAAACATCACTCTAAAGCTATGTACCATCTTTTTATAGTAATCTTCTATACCTAATGGGATTATACACATATCCGCCCCGAATAGTTAACGGATCACTTTATCAGACCGAAAACATAGTAGAATACACCCGTGGGAAGATCCTACAGGTGCTTTCTATTGTTAGAGGGGAACTGATAGCTGATCCGTTTTTCGGTGTGCCTATAAGGGTATTTAGCAGTATTACAGACGTAGAAAGTGACGCGGCTAGAGTAGAAGGTGTATTGCAAACAGAAGTGCCAGAATGCGATTTTAGTGTGACAGCATCGTTACCAAATCAAGGCTTAGTCACTCTAACGGTTTATTGGTCATATAGGGGAACGGAGAACGTAGAAGTTTTCGATTTGTCTGTTGAATAATCCCCCGGAGTCATTGTATAATTTTTATCAGGGATTGAAACATTGTAGGATCGTGTTAAAATAGCCACAGCATGACTTATAATTATTTATAAATAATTTTATGGCTGATTTAGTAGCCCCACAGTTAGTTTTAGACAACTACGAGCAACTTATAATAGATGCGCTTATACATCAAAACATTGTTAGCAACGGTGAAATAACAGATATTGATCCTGCTGGATTCATGCGACCATTTGTAGGGACAATGGCTTTTGCTGGAAGTGAATTATTATACACAGCTAATCAGTCAGCGATCGCTGCTGCAAAGTCTTTTCTAGCCAACGTCGTTGGTACTCCTGAGAATGTTGGTAGTAAAGCCACGGTAACTTTACAGTTTGGTCTTACCACTTCACTAGCAACGGATTTTATAGTACCTGATAATTTTCAAGTGAGCGATTTTTCAGGCACTTTACGATTCTATACAAACGGTAATTTAGTAATCCCATCCGGTGCGACTGTGGGACAAATTACAGCCACAGCAGAGGCAATAGGAACTGTTTACAATCTGTCATTGGGTGTAATAAGTAATATTTCAATACCTTTAACATATTTAGATTATGTTACAAACATCACACCTTCCACAGGTGGAAATGAACCTGAAATAGTTGAGGATCTTATAGAACGGGCAGCCCAAATTATAAGGATTAGAAATCCGGTATCAGCAATTGACTTTGAGCAATTATCAATGTCTATCATGGGGACGGGATCACGTTGTAAAGCCGTAGGACTTTTGGGCATCAACAAAATAACAACGGATAAACAACCGGGAGTAGTTCACCTATTTTTGCTTGACTCCGGGGGGAATCCTGCCACACCAGCATTCATTTCTAATGTGGGTAATACTCTTTCACCCCGTATTATGTTGGGTACTAGATTGTTGATATCACCCATGGAAATTTTCGATATCTCAATCTCAATGATTGCTAATAATACAGGTGTTTTCACGCCCCAGATATTAGCGGATAGATGTTGGGATGCACTTCAGAATTATTTTGATTATAAGCAAATAACCATAGGTGAACCAGTATTACTAGAAGAGGTAAAGTATGCTGTTCGTGATATCGGAGGTATTACGATAAGCTACTTGGATATGAATGAAGATGCTCTTAACATACCTATGCCTAACGCATGGACTATTCCAAGAATAATAAGTTTATCTTTAGAATTAGTGGATTCACAGGGAGTAGTTTTTAGGGACACTTACGTCACTAATAATCCAGATGAGTAGTTATCCCCCGGAGTCATGTTATAATAATTACATCGATTAAAATTCACTGTAAGCAATCGCTGTGGATAGTTTTAGAGCATGGAAAATTGAAAAACGTCCTATATATTCCCGAATGCCAAAAGAGCAAGTGGGGACAAGCTATCATGACTATATAGCAACGGATTGGTTAACGGCTTACTGGGATAAAATCTTAGTTGATTGTATGATCAAACTTGAGGATTTGCCCCGACAGTTTGATCCGGAATTGTGTGATGATGAATATCTGGATTTTCTTGCACCCATATGCGGGTGGACTGTGCCTTATTGGTCGGCGGACTATCCCCCGGAGTCAAAACGACTTTTACTTAAAAATAGCTATTCATTAATTTGGCGCGATAAAGGATCTTTATCGGTGCTTTCTTTTGTTCTCAATTCATTGTTTATCGATCATAGAATATTTATTCCCGGTGCATTTATCCTTGGTGTTTCACAGGTTTCCGAAAACAGTTTAGGTGCTGCCGGGTGGGAATTTGAAGTGTTGCTTCCACGCACATATATAGAAAATGGTTACGAATTTCAATTGACAGAAAAAATAACTTCTTTGTTTGCACCGTTATGGTGCAGATATCAAGTCAGATATCAAGATTTATAATAAAGTGACTTTATCGAAATGACTAATATTGTAGGTAATATAGGATTCACTTTTACGGGTAGATTAGGGATAAAATTAAATGGTGTGTTGGTGGATGATAGTACCACACCTGACACTGTTTATTTACCGAACATTGAAAGATTTTTTAACATCACCGCCGGTGTCATAACATCGGCTAGTTTTCCTGAAACAGAAACTAAAAATGTCTCCGTACATTTAAGTATTTATAACATTGATGACGAAGATCCTCCTGAAATCATTACACCTGCTTTATGGGAATTTGATGCTATCATTCCTAATGTCTCTAGTGTTGAATTTTCTGTACTCACTCCGTCAGGTGTGGTGAATAACCAGTTAGATACATCAGCATTGAGAATCGCTAAAATAATCGCCAATGATCCGTCATTAGCGGCTAAAGTAGCAGGCGCACCATTTCCTCGCGGAGAATATGACTCCGGGGAAATATATCTTTATGGGGAAATGGTGTCATACTTCGGTAAAAATTATATATCTAAAAGTGTTTCACCAATTACCGGAATATTACCCACTGTTACAGAGACTTGGTATGAGTTGGTTATATCAGTTCCTCCTGAAATATCAGTTGTTGCTACAGGTAGTAATACTGTTTATGGTGCTGGGTGGAATGGTAGCTTATTAGTGCCTACACAAAATACTGTTTATGACAAATTAGTGACCGTTGACGCTGTGATCACGACTGCTAACACTAACATAACAAATTTATCTACAAATAAAGCTAATATAAATTCACCTAATTTTATCGGTGTACCGACTACCCCCACACCAGCAACAAGTGTTAACAACGAGACAATAGTTAATGCTGCATACGTTAAAAGTAATCTTTTGAGTTATGCCGAATTGGGTTACACAAATACTCAATTAGGTTTAAAAGCTGATTTATCTTATACGAACACACAGTTAGGAACTAAAGCCGATAATTCATCTGTTGCGGCTTCACTTGCATTAAAAGCTAATATAAATGATCCTGTTTTTACTGGTAATCCTCAAGCCCCCACACAGGCATTGTCTGATTCAAGTGGTAATCTATCTACAACCTCATTTGTAAGGCAGAGTTCAAGACCTGCATTTAATGTCTCGATGAACTCTAATCAAGGTAGTAGCGGTGATAATTTAGTAATAAATTTTGCAAACGAGTTTTTTGATACGGATAATACTTGGGGAGGTAATGTTTTCACTTGTAGCGTTTCCGGTTTTTATATGTTTAGTGGTTCGTTATTTTTATTGAATAACGATTCAAGTTCCAGAACTTTAGGTTCGGAAATAAGAGTTAATGGTGTATCTTTCTTTCGGTTAGGGGATTTGTATCTAGCTCCATCTATTGGTGGGCATTTAACTTTAACACCTACAATACTTTTTCTGACTGTCGGTCAAACTGTAGGTATAGTTGCGCGTAACTTTGGGACAGGGACAAGCTATAGTGTCATAGCAAATACAGGAAGTGGTACTTTTTGGGGTTATAGACTACACATCTAGCCCCGGAGTCATGTTAGAGCGATCGCGAGTGATCATTGTACCACATATACACATATTTAAAAGTATATTTTGAGAAGTTTATCTTATGACCAGAAAAATTTTTGTTGATGGGGACATTTTTTACGCTGAGGATGCAAATCAAATGGGTTATCCCATTGTGGATGGAGCAGACATCCTCGGACACGGTGCTAAAGTCATAGATGATTATTTAGCTGATGCTCCTGATCAACTTAAAGCCCGCTTTTATGCTTGGTATAATCGCTTTAAAGTTTCACAATCAACAGGCTTGACCGTTAACGTTTCTAACGGTCTTGTAAATGCTAACGGGACTATTATTAATATCCCGCCTCAATCAATCGTTATCCCAAATAACACCACAACATTTATTTGGATAGGGTCAACCATAATAGACCCGACTGTAGCTTTAAGATCATCTTCAACATTACCAATAAATTCCATTCCTTTAGCACGTGTTGTGACATCTTCAGGTTCGATTACTGGTATAACCGATTTACGTAATGTGTCAGTGGATTACTTACCTCCATCAATACCGGACGCAGTACCTATAGGTAGTTTTATAACATCTTTACTTCCTCCATTTAAACCAGTACCTACAGGTTATATAGAATTACAAGACGATCCTATAAATGTTTCTAGAGTAATTTATGCAAACCTTTTTACAGAATTTGGTACATACTACGGAACTGGTGATGGCTCAACCACTTTCACTTTACCGGGGAAGGGTAATAGATATATACGTTTAAATAGTGCTGCGATGACTCCGGGGGAGACGGGGGGATCAGATCAGTTATCTATAACCACTTCTAATTTACCTTCACATAGTCATCCAATATTGGACGTTTCCCATAGTCACACTGTAAATGATCCTCAACATAGTCATACAGGTTCGGGCAGTCCTCATACACACACTACTAATAACCCTCCCCATGCACACCAAATATATGGAAATACTACCGATGGCGGGGGAGATCAAAGAAGACAAACAGATGGTTTCTCTAAACTTTCAAACACCGCCATAACCGGAGAGGATGTTGGGGGTAAAGAATATATAACAAATAATGCTAACGGGGTACAACTAATCGGAAATACCACTACTAACGTTACAGTTAATAGCGCATCGGTTTCTGTGACGGTCAACCCATCATCAACCGGAGTGACTCTTAATGGTTCTACTACTGGCATAACATCAACTCAAAATACTGGAAGTGGCGCACCAATAACAAACGAACCGCCATATTTAGCGGTTCGTGTTTTCGTTAAGTTTTAATCTATGTGATGTGTATATATCACCACTTATGTGTACTAGTAGGTGACATTTAGGGGTCATATGGGAGCGATTCGTCGGTTACGATATAGGGTTAAAAATGACTTTGGGGGGTCATTTAGGGGCTATATGGGGGTCATTTAGGGGTCAATAAAATGACTTTATTATAAAATCTCCCGGAGTCATGTAAGATTGACTCCGGGAGATTTTTAAAACATGGATAGACTTAAAAGTCTGAGTATGTCTTGTTTATCGTAAATTTTTCTATCTTTTTTAGTTAGACTTAGACATTCATATTGATCGTTTAGGAGTATTTTAGCTGCGACCCAGTGGTCTTTGTTGGAATCATCATAAAATTTTTGCCCTATCATTTCATTCTCTTCAAACATTGTTGGATTTCCTCATATTGTTCTTGGATCATTTTTATGTATGGTTGGGGGTTATAAGATAGCTCAGTTTCCCCGTCAACATCCACAATCACCCCGGAATCATTTACACGCCGCCACACTGGTTCTAAGTTTTTAAGTACTTTACCTGTTTTCAAACTATACAATTGTTTATCGGCTACTCTAACTAATGTCACTTGCTCCCTCGGTTGTCCCACACCTTGTTCAATCAATTTCTTTTCATTGATGCGTATTTTACGAGTGATGACGATCGCATCTAAGGGATAAGATTTATCTTTGAGTTGACCTAAAATCGTGCCGTAATAACTTTCGGCTGACTCCGGGGAGTTCATGTATTTGAGTAAGTATTCAGGGGTAAAAGATTTTTCTAACTTCGATTTATCGCGTTTTCTAAACTTACCAGTTGCTTTATATCCACCCGGTGTCCCGTCTTTTTTTGGATTGTAGAAGATTATGTAATTTTTGCGTAATCCTTCTACGTCTTCATCATCATCCCCGGAGTCAGCCGAAGATCCTGCGGGGGGACTGTAAAACGCTTTTGCGTGCAATTCAAATTCTAATTCTATACCTTTAGGCATAACCGATTGTACATATTTATGTAATTCCTTTTCTTTGCCGGGTTCTACGTATGCGTATATACCATCAGTATCAATACTCACACTAACACCTCCGTAAGACTCTACAGTCTTGACCATCAACTTAAGGATTGCTCTACCGTATGCTGTGACCATAGCTGCTGCTACATAGTCATTGAAAGCTATTCCTTGGGTACTCAAGAATCCATACATCGAATTGATGAATATCTTCATCGTGCCTTGCATCTGATCGGCAAACGCTCTTTCAGATTCGGTATAAGCCCCTGAATCATCCCCGGCAATAGTTTTAAGTCTTATCCTCTCATCCTTCATGTATTTAAGGATGGATAAGAGTTTTTTCTGGGGATCTTTAGATGATGTTATACAATACAATAGCATGATGCTAGGGTAAAGACTGGCAACGTCAAATTTCACAACATTCATAAAGAACCCAGCGATCGCCCCTGTTAATCCTCCTTCATAAACGTGTTTTAGTTGTGATTCAGGAGTGATTCCGGGATATTGCCGGGATAAAATATCATTAATTTTAGAACCATTCCCAGAAGTGCTTAAGGATTGTAATTTCCAATCTAAAAACAACCTTTGATAATATACTGATGGTAATAGAAAATCCCCTAGTAGCTTGGTGTCTTCCAAGTCAAATTCTAAATACTCTCTAAGTTTTTCTATCCCCCCGGAGTCACGTTTGCGCCAACATCTGAGCATCTCCTCATAACTTAGTTCTAGCCGTGATTCCTTTCTAAGACCCATCTGTAAGACAGATTGCTTAAGAGTATATTTAGTTAATTTACGCTTCGTGAAATCCCATTGCAAGACTTGATGGTATAAGTCTATAATTGCGGTTTCTTTGGGGTGATTATAACCCCATGAACACCATACAGCAAAATAGTGTACTGGTTCACCAAAACGTTGCGCAGTCCTGATAACAGTTTCTTTTCTGGCAATGGTGAAAGGATGTTCTATTCCGTGTAATTCGCATCTACGGATTATGAATTTAAAATCAAACTCTATGCAATTAAAACCTGTTAAAATATCAGGTTTTTTATCCGAAAGAATCTTGATGAAGCGTCTTAACATATAAGCCTCATCTTCTTCCTGTATGATCCTATGTTGCCCTTTCTCGTTATAAAGTCCTATTAAAATTATCCTGTCCGTGTTAGGATCTAATCCTAGAGTTTCTATATCACATCCCAAAACAGATAAAGTTTCGTATGGGGGTATTTCTCTATCTGGTTTCCACTCAGGAATTGTCCCTTCATGATATGAAAATAAATCTAAATCATCCTCGTTGATGATGATTCGAGAATTTTCTATTTTGACTAATGAATTGTTCATAATTGATACCGAGTTTACGAACGGGTTCAGTAAAGTCACTTTACTGTCATTGATTATAACATAAATACAGTAACAAATGATAAAAATCCCCCGGAGTCATGGGAGGATCTTTAGGAGATCGCTTGCTGACTCTGGGGGGTGTTTTAACCTGCTTGAAAGTCTGTTAATATTACTTTGTGTTAGTATTTGACACTCTCAGGGCTAAAGCCACTGAGATTCTGCGGAAACTATAAAACCTCTATATTGATCCCCGTCTGCTTCGTCAGTTCTTTCTACTAGGTACAGGAAATATTCTGTCATTTTCGTATCATTCCTCTGTTGTTACATCATCCTCTAAATACCAGTTTATTGTCTTAACTGGTACTTTCAACATGATCAAAGCGCGACGTTTAGCCCCGGTAGGTATTCCCTCATAATATACTATCTTATTAAGTTTTTCTCGATATTTTATTTTGTTCGATTTAAACATTTTAACAAAATTTGCTGCTATTTCCGGGTCTAAATGTTCTAAATCAGCCATGGTAAACATCTTCTCCTTGATAAATCGCTTAATTGTTTTCGTGGCATCATCCCCTGTAGTGTTAAAAAGTCGTTGTTCATGTTGACAGTTTGTGCAACATACATAAGCGTCTTTGATCACATATTTTTTATTTACCAAATCTTCCCCGCAATTCTGGCATTTGTGATTTACAGAGGATTTGTTGTCATTTTCTCGCCACGGTTGACCATGCAAAGACCATTCAAAAGTGCTTTTGGGTGTTCCGTGGTAATAGCAATTGCCTGTAAGGTCTATCAATCGCTTAGTGACTCCGGGGAGGGGTCTTAAAAGTCTTCCTACCATTTGCAGATATAACGCTGATGAGTATGTGAAACGACAAAGTATTACATTTTGAATATTTTTTAAATCAAACCCCTCTGTAAATAACTCAACATTGATCAAACAGTCGATATATCCCACTTTAAATGCGTTTAGACATTGTTCGCGCTCTTTCAAGGGCGATTTAGACGATAAAAACTTAGCTTTTACCCCGGAGTCATTTAAAGCGTTTTCTAGTTTCCTCCCATGTGATATGGTAGTTGCAAAAATGATCGTCTTACCACTACAAATATTATGATATAATTCTACAGTTTTTTCGATCGCTGGAAGATTACCAAAAAGTTTTTCTTGTGCCGCAATATTGTCTGTTCCATCACCACTAGAAAACAATGGACAATCAACTAAATGTAATTGATAATCACTCAAATATCCTTTCTGAATAAACCAGGAAATTTGAGGCGAGGTGTGAAGTGATCGTAACGTCGGATATAATCCCTTGCCATCTAGTCGGTTAGGTGTGGCTGTCAAACCGTGTACAATGACTCCGGGAGAAGATTTTAGAATCTTTTGTATGGTCGTGCTAGGAATATGATGACACTCATCAATCAATATAGAGTCTGGATGAAATAAATTTAAATATTTACCATACGATTTATAAGTTGATACTAAAACAGGTTTGGCTAAATCTGGCTCGACCCCGGTGTATGCTACAGTCGCCAAGTGTGGAATATATCCTTGAATGTTATCGCATAATGTTCGGTTAGGTGCAAGGATTAATCTTTTTCCCCCGGAGTCAGCGAGCGATCGTTCTATATATTCTTTAGCTACAACAGATTTGCCTGTACCAGTCGGGAGTTGAATGCAAGTGTTTGTGGTTGCACTTAGAAGCGATTCTACAGATTTTTTTTGATAATCTCTTGATTGCATTTTCGGTAACGTGACTTTACTATGATATTACAGTAACGATTCATAAATGTCAACCCTCACAAGAAAAATCTCAGTAAAGTCACTTTACTGAGATTTTATAGATTTGAAAAGAGGATTTAAAAATTTTTAAAAAGCAAGTTCATCTATTTCTTCACCAGCACTAACTAAGGTTAATTGGTTTTGTTTGATGCCACTTATTTGCTGTGAAATTTGTGTCGTTGCCAATGCCATAGTTTTTTCTTTAACTTCAGGATATGCGGCAAGTATTTCATCTGACAGAACAAAATCTAAAAGTGCGATGTTGTCACATCCGGCATGATCTGGTATATGTGCGTTATTACCGTTTTTGTTTAATCCCTTGATGTGCAAGACATAATAAGGTGCTGTTTGACCTTTGTTAAATCTTGTTACACAATAGCTAGTAGCTTTACATGATTTGGGGGCAAAAACGCTTCCAATTTCCACTAATGGTGTAGGTATGGGGTTATCTTTGGTGATGTCATTTACTATTAGTTCCGGATGACTAACCCATTTTAAAGTCCATCTAGAGGATGCACCATACTGATCGGATGGTTGCACTTGACCATTTGCAAGAAGCATCAATACACCTTCTGATGGAAAATAACCATCGATAAAGCATGGTTTAAACATTTTGCTAAGTGATCCTGAAGATTGCAAGAAGTTTTTACAAACATCTTGAAAATGTCCCTCATCCCAACATTCATTTATATATGCACTGTTTAAATCGGATGATGCAGCTTTGAACGGTATTTGGAATTGATCAACTTTGTTTTTAATGCCGATGTAATGATTAGTTTTTGTACTATCCATTGGATTAGGAATGGATATCAAAGCACACTTAACCTTTTTTCCATCGGGTTTAACAATGGAATAATCACCACTTATCAAGCCATCATCATCCGGTTTCCCATCATAAACCAGTGGTAAGAAAGCGTTTTTGTGCGTATCATCGGAAGCCCCTATCATTAAACCTAGAACACCACCTTCACCCAAACCTATACTTGGCGATGTATAATAAGTGTGTTGAAGTGACTCGTCAAAAATACTGATACCATAGTTGTCTAAATGTTTACCAAACTCTAAACCGAGTAAACTGCAAAGTGAATCGAAAATTGCAGATTCATCGTTGGTAAGAATATCAGGTGAGACAAAAATCTTTTGTTTTTGACCTTTGATTAATTTGATGCCAGGTGAAAGTAAGATTGAATTATTTTTAACTGATTGACAAAAATTACCTACTGAAATTAAAGCCATGATGAAGACCTTTTAAGATGTTTGTTAGTGATGACGCTGTAACATCTGCGTCACTCCAATATAGTAACATATCACCCCGAATGATGCAACTATAGATGTTGCCTAGACTAAACCGTTTAGTTTTAGTGACACTTTTCTGACTCCGGGAGCTAATCCCCAGATAACAAAACCCTAAGATCCTCAAACGTAGTCTGTACATGGTTTTCACGTTTAGATAACAAAATTTTGTTATCGATAACATTTTTGTTATCAGTTTGTTATCGTCTGAAACGTAATCCCAGACTGACTCCGGGGGATTTGATAACAAAAATAACTCTTTTGATCGCACTTTTTCACTATATAGGGATAATTTTATATATATTAAATGTGTATAAGCGTATTTATATAATAAAAAAAATTTGACGTATTATATAAAATAATTGTTATTTGTGTTATTTGGGGGTTTAGAAATCCCCCGGAGTCATGTAGGACGGGGCTTCTAGCCGATAACAAACTGATAACAAAAAATGTTATTGATAACAAAATTTTGTTATCTGCGGCTGAAAGACATAGCCTGTAATGCTTTGGGGCTTTTTATAGCTCAATTCCATGTCTGATGCGACTTCCAGCAGTTTTAGATAACGAAATAGTACAACTTTACTATGGCTTATGCACGCTTAACACCCCTATTAAATCCGCTTAAGAGGTATTACAAGCACGTTTAAGCTCCCTCTAAAATGACGCTTAAATCCGCTAAATAGTACAAAAAAATCACTCAAAAATCGCTTTGAATGATTTAAATCCGCTTTGAAACAGTAACAAGAAACGCTAGAAGTCGCATAAAAAGCCACTTTTTAAAATAACGTCAAAGCGGATTTTTGGTATGCTTAAATACGCTAATACAATTTTTCTGTTATTTTTGAGTGATTTTATTGCGTTTATAAATATGCTTAAAAT